TCTGATGCGCGGGCATGAGTACATCTACGACTTGCGCACAAAGCACAAGCTAAAGCCGCTTTGCATCATGGTCAACGACTTTGATTGCCCGGACTGGGTGGGTCACAAAGATCACCAAGGCTTAACGCCAAATGTAGTGATAGCTGGGGAGCCTGTAGAAACGCTGGATTTACGTTTTGTGCGCGGTTGTGTGGTGTCGGCTAGTTCGCCATCAGAAAGCCGCGCCAAGGCTCTGTTTGCGCGCTTGAAGATGTTTAAACCGTCGGTCATGGTGGTATCCCATCATGTGAGCCAGAAAGCGTATCCAGGCTACGTAAAAGACTGCTGGATTGGTATTTGGAAGGATGAACAGAATGTATGAGTTTCAAGAGGACGATATTGACTTTGAAAAGTACGCAGAAGAAACGGAGGCATCGGCGCATGTAGTGCCAGCGTCAGCCTTTGCTAGTGCGGTGAAGCAATCATTTCGAGCGCGCCGCGATGGCAAGCGCATCTATCTGCCGTGGGAAAAAACGCGCGATTGCTTCGAGTTCCGCGATGCAGAGGTGACTATCTGGGCAGGTCAAAACGGGCACGGCAAGAGCCAGACAACGGACATGGTGAAGCTGTCATTGATCGGCCAGGGTATGAAGGTCGCGGCGGCGTCTTTTGAAATGAAACCCGTAGCTAATCTGCGCCGCATGTCGCGCATGTTTGCAGGCATGAACCTGTACAGCGACGAATTTTCAAGCGAAGAAGGGCTAGGCCATGTGGATAGCCTGGTGGATGAGTTCTTCGGATGGACTGAGGACATGTTGTGGATTTACAACCAGACAGGCCAGACAAGCGGGAAAAAGGTTGTCGGCTTTGTGAGGTATTGCGCGCGAGAGCTTGGATGCAAGCATGTGTTTGTGGACAACCTGGCGAAGTGCGTGCGCGATGAGGACGACCACAACCAGCAAAAAGCATTTATCGACCAAATGTGTTCTATCGCCCACGATGAAAACATCCACATCCACATCGTCCACCACCTGAAAAAGCCCAAGGGCGGAGAATCTGAAAAGCCCGATAAGAGCGATGTAAAGGGGTCTGGCTCGATCACTGACCAGCCTGACAACCTGTTTCTAGTCTGGCGCAACAAGCCCAAGGAAGAGGCGCGCAAGGCTGGGAAGTTAGACAAAGACAACGAGCCAGATTGCGTAATCTACTGCCGCAAGCAGCGCAACTACGAAGGCAACGGCGAGGGTGAGCCGACAATCGGGCTTTGGTATCACAAGGATTCTCTACAGTTCGTTGCTACGGCTGTGGATGGCGCGTTGTTCTTCCCGAACTATCCGCACTATCAGACGTGAAAAATCCGACGAACGGTAGGTAGAACGACAAGATCATGGGGTACATTAGTCACACAACGAACCGCGACAAAGGGGAATAAATGTCTGAAACTAAAGATTTGTTTGCAGAAACTATGCAATCTGAGAAAAAAATCGAAGATGTGAAAATTTTTATCGCATCGCTCGCAAACTTATCTATTGATGATCGTGCAGAGGTTGTCAACCAGCTTCGAGAGGCGATTCACGAAATAAGCCCATTCAAGGCGGAGCCAGTGGACTTTGTGAAATGGGTAAAAAACACAACGGTGACTGCCAACGACTACAACCCAAATTCTGTAGCACCTCCAGAAATGAAGCTGCTAGAGCATTCGATCACAGAGGATGGGTACACGCAGCCAATTGTTTCTTGGAAACGCGAAGAGGTGCATGAGGTGGTAGATGGCTTCCACCGCCATCGCGTAGGCAAGGAATCTGATGGAGTTCGGAGCCGCGTTCATGGGTACTTGCCGGTTGTAATTATCAACAATGATCGTCTGGATAAAAACGACCGAATGGCATCTACTATTCGCCACAATCGTGCGCGCGGAGAGCATAAGGTCGAATCTATGTCAGAGATTGTCATGGAGCTGAAGCGCAGATTCTGGTCTGATGAAAAGATCGCAACAGAGCTTGGCATGGAGCCTGACGAGGTTTTGCGACTGCAACAAGTAAGTGGTCTTGCCTCGATCTTTGAGGATGCAGAATTCTCCCAGGCATGGGAGGCTGAAGCGTTGGGTGAGATTGAGGGGGAAGATCACAATGCAGGGTGATGGTCTTGCGGAAGGGGTGTGGCATCCTTGGTGGCGATGGGAAGAATGCAGTTACAACATGTGGGGCAACGTTTCTGACAAGTCTTATTGGCTTGCAAAAGCTATTGCTTTCACAGGTGACGCGGAGCTTTACGGGAAATGGATGCTGAAGGTAGTGGATAAATGGCCTGTGTCATGTGAGCACAACTTGACGAAAAAGTCATTAAACCGGAAAGCATGGATTGGTCACGCGGCGGCAGCTTTGGCAATACAGTGTCCAGAGGACATAGTTCGCGCAGCATGGGCGCATTTGAGCAGAGAGCAGCAGATAGCGGCTAATGCAAAAGCGCAAGAAGCAATTGATATTTGGGAGCAGCGGAATGCCTAAGATTTATCTTGATAAGAATGTTTTGGAAGCAGCAAAAGAGCGCGTGTCTTGGACTTTTGATAATTTTGATCGCATCTATTGCTCATTTTCGGCAGGCAAAGATTCAGGCGTAATGGCGCATCTTGTGTGTGAAGAAGCGCGTAAGCGAGGGAAAAAAATTGGTATGTTCTTTCTAGATTGGGAGTGCCAGTTCACTTTAACAATCGACTTCGCGCGCCAGATATACGAAGAGTATGCAGACTGCATTGATCCGTATTGGGTTTGCCTTCCAATAAAAACTTGGAATGCTTGTTCTATGCATGAGCCAGAATGGACGGCGTGGGACGAAGAGAAGAAAAACCTATGGGTACGCCAGCCTGAGGCAATAAGCATCACAGACAAAAACAAGTTTCCATTCTGGTACGAAGGAATCATGTTTGAAGAGTTCGTGCCAACATTTGGTCAGTGGTATGCGCAGGGTGAAAAATGCGCATGCTTTGTCGGTATACGCGCGCAGGAATCGCTAAACCGTTTCCGTTCTGTTGCGCGAGAGAAGCCAATGTATGATGGAAAACGATACACAACCAATGTTGTAGAAAACGTGTGGAATGTTTATCCGATCTATGACTGGGATACATCAGACATTTGGAAATACAACTCAAAATTTAAGAAGTCTTACAACAAGCTGTATGACCGCATGCATCAAGCAGGAATGAGTATCCACCAAATGCGCATCTGCGAGCCATTTGGAGACGAATCACGCAAGGGACTTTGGTTGTATCAAGTGGTAGAGCCTTCAATTTGGGCGCGTATTGTTCTTCGGGTTAATGGCGCAAACACTGGGAAGATGTACTCTAATGTTAGAGGAAACGTGATGGGGAATCACACAATTACATTGCCAAGCGGACACACATGGGAGAGCTTCGCCAAGTCTTTGCTGGAAAGCACGCCGCCTAAAACTAGAGAGCATTACAAAAACAAGATTGCTGTGTACATTAAGTGGTGGGAAAAGCACGGATATCCACAAGGATTGCCTGATGAGTCGCCATTGAAGATTGAAAACGCAGGGAAAGCGCCAAGCTGGCGGCGAGTATGCAAAACATTGTTGCGTAACGATTACTGGTGCAAGTACCTTGGATTCTCTCCAACAAAGACAAGTGCTTACAAAAAGTACACTGATCTGATGGCGCGACGTCGCAAAGATTGGAATATTTTTGCTGAGTTAGCTGAATAATCCGACGAACGGTAGTAGCCAAAGCCAAGCGCGGCGGCTACAGTATCCACATGACGCTGCAAAGGGGGAGTTATGGAGAATTTGACGGGAAAGCTGGCGATTGTTACGGGGTACGGCGCGCCGGAGCTAAAAGGTCACATTGGTCGGTTGGTTGAGGTTTTTAGTGATGTAGTAGGGACATGTGGATGTAAATTTTCTTCAGATGGCGCATTAATTCTTGCTCGTAAATGCGCGCTCAAGCCGCTAACCTGGAGCAAGCAGCAAGACGAAATGCTAAAAATTGCAGGTAGCCCAGGCACAGGAATCTACCGCGCAAAGGTCAGCTACTCTAATGCGGAGTGGCTGGAAATTCAACGAAAGAAGGGGAATTTGTGATGGTTACTTACCGCAAAGACGCAACACGGCGGCCTAAAAGCTGGAAAAATGGCGCGCCGCCGCATATCGGAGTTTGGCTCTGCCAACCAAACGGCGTCAAACCAAAATGGCGCTGGTGGAATGGTGAGTTTTGGAGCGTTTGGTGCACACAAAATGCAATGCCTTGTGAGGTTGCAAGCGATTTCAATAGAGAAGGGGCATTTCTTGTTAGTGAAATTTCATGGAGTTTTTATTGGCCTGAAAACGCGCGCGTTGCCCGCGTGAACCAAGAAACTGGCGAGGTGACAGGCTCGGGTCCATGCCCATATGAGACTGACGGTAAGGCGTGGCCGTTTGGTGAAGTGAAGGAAAAATCAGCAGATGCGCAGAAACTGAAGAAAAAGCCAGCGGGCAATCGCAAGGTGACGCAGTATGTGCTGATGAACAATGCGCGGCCTATATACGTTGCAGACAGCCTGCAAGAGCTGCATAACCGAATGAATGCAATGCCGCGTATTAGCTGGACGCACTACGAAAAGCTGCGCAACCGCAAGCAGGCATGAACAAACAACGTCTGCGCGACCTAGCAAAGCTGGTGGTGATGGTTGAGAATATCGGGACACTAGCTTGCTGGCGCGCATACATATGGGACCAAGCGAAGTCTGCCGGAGTTGATGCGCAGATGGCGCGAGCAATTGAGGAAGAAAGGAAAAGACAGAATGAGCGCGATTGAGCGACAAGTGGGCGGCAGCCACTATAAGGACATGCCTATGCAGCCTATCGAGGTCATGCAGGCGGTTTTGACGCCTGATGAGTATCGAGGCTACTTGAAAGGATGCATTCTCAAATACAGCATGCGCGCTGGCCGAAAAGAAGGTACAGACGATGTTGGCAAGGCCGAGCATTACCGGCAATTCTTGACTGAATGGGATGCGAAAAATGGCAAATGAACCACAAGACGAAATGCTGCCAGTATGGGCAAGCGACGGCATGGATGATATGGGCGAGTACGTAGAGCATGCAGAGCTAGACGCCGCACTGGCCGCTGGACTGATTCAGGCGCAACTATGAGCGAGAAGCTATCGCTGTGGCTAAAGGACAAGGCAAAGGCGCGCGAGCTCATGACCGCGCAGCTTTTCCCTTTCCTGAATGCCGTGCTAGAAAGCGGCAAGACCTACATGCTAACGGTCAAGCAGGAAACGCGCAGCCAGGCGCAGAACCGCTTGATGTGGCCTTTGTTGGAGTGCTTTTCAAAGCAGTTGCAATGGCCGGTTAATGGCGCGATGGTTGACATGGAGCCGCAAGAGTGGAAAGACGTGCTAACTGCGGCATTCAGGCGCGAATCGGTGCGCGTGGCTATGGGATTGGACGGAGGCGTGGTGATGCTTGGATTGCGAACCAGCGCATTCACCAAAGCAGAGTTCGGCGAGTGGATTGAGTTTCTCTACGCCACAGCAGCAGCGCGCGGGGTGAACTTGCCAGCGTGGACGGAAGAGAAATAACCGACGAACGGTGGTTGCTAGTGAATGCAAATGCAGCGACACTAGCATCATCCACAACACAAGGGGAATGAAATGACAGAAGCAAAGCACACGCCAGGGCCTTGGGCATTGCAAGGGAATTCGACAGTTATCGCACCAAACATGCCGCGCATTAAGTATGGCAAGCACGAAGAATACGAGCGCGCATATATTGTGTGCCAACCAGATTTGTACACGGATCCGGAATGGGGCGGAGAAGAAAAGCGCGCAAACGCGCGCCTGATAGCCGCCGCTCCTGAGATGCTGGAGGCTTTGCAAGAAAGCGTGCAACTGTTTGAACTGCAATCACAGATGCATCGTTTGGTGAGTCGTCGCGCTAAAGGGATGCGTGGAATTGCAGTGGACGACGATGGCTTGGCAATTGAGTGGCAATCTTTGCGCGCCATTGCAGATTGCATGATTGTGCGCCGCGATAAAGTCATCGCCAAGGCAACCGGCAACTAAAAAACGATGGCTGAATCTGATAAATTCAAGCCATCAACAAAGGGGAAATCATGGGAACCGCACTGCCTGAATCAGATGGCATTCAGCAAGAAAAACAACGGCGCGTTGCATGGAGTAGTGA